CCGACCGAGGCGGAGAAACGCCTGAAGGGATCCCCAGCGCAGTGGGCGAAGGTCGAAGGCCTGATCACCCAGAGCGCGGGCAAGCCGTCTGTGGCCAAGGCCACTGACAAGCGGCCAGAAGTGGCCGTAAACGCCACTGCGGAAGACTTCCGCAGTATTTTGTAGTTGATAGTTGAGAAGTGGATAATTGAATATGGCAACCCGGATTATGCTCAAGAACGTCGTGCTGGCTTTCCCCGCACTGGCCGAGCCGCAGTCCTACGGGGACGGCGATCCAGCCTTTGGCGCTAAGTTCCCGATCGAGCCCGGTTCCCCGAACCAGAACCTGATCGAGGAGGCGATGCGCGCCGAGGCAAATGCGCAGTGGAACGACAAGGGCGAGAGCGTCCTCAAGATGCTCGTCGAGGACGGCAGCGTCTGCTTCAACAAGAAGGTCTACCGCTCGAAGAAGACCGGCGACGCCTATCAGGGCTTCGAGGGCAAGCACTACCTGTCGACCCGCAACGCCTCGACCCAGCCTACCGTCTTCAACCAGTTTGGGGATCAGGTCACGGCCAAGGGCGAGATCGAGCGTCAGGCGTTCAGCGGTGCTGTTGTGGCTGCCTCCGTCGAGATCTGGGCGCAGGACAATAAGTGGGGTCGGCGCATCAACTGCACGCTTCGCGGCGTGATGTTGACCGGCGAGGGTGAGAACTTCGGTGGCGGCTCGTCTCCGGCGTCCAGCGACGAGTTCGCTGGTCTGGCGAAGAGCAAGCCCGACGCGGAAGACTTCCTCTGATGTCGGCCAACGACCAGCTCCGCCTCTTCGTCGAGCGTCTCGAACGCCTCGGCGAGGAGAAGGACGGCATCGCCGAGGACATCAAGTGTGTCTTCGCCGAGATGAAGAGCCAAGGCTACGACGCCAAGATCGTTCGCGAGATCCTGCGCCTGCGCAAGTTGAGCAAGGACGATCTGGACAATCGTAACGCCATCCTCCGCCTGTACGGCGAGCAGTTGGGTCTGGACTTCCTCTAACCCACAAACTAGATAGGGCGCGGCGGCTGTGCTACCCTCACTGCACAGTCGCCACCCTCCCTCCCTTCCGGTGAGGGCCGCAGGTTACACTGGGTGCTCCTTGTGTTGCTGATCCCCTGCGGCCCTCTCCCGAAGCGAGGTGAAGGATCAGCAACATGAATATACCCCAAGTACGTGCACGACTGCTTGAGCTTGCCGCAGAGCAGGCGGCTTTGGCAGAGAGACTGGCGGAAATCGCCAATACCATAGTCACACTCGAAACGCAGCTATACCGCAGGAACTATGATCGCGCCCCTGTGCGCAGCCCGCGAATAACAGCCGACATCAAGCGGTCAGTCAGGGCCATGGCCCTCGCGAACCCAGACATGCACCATCAAGACATCGCCGAGGCGCACAACATCAATATGGGCCGCGTCAGCGAGATCCTGCACGGCAAACGATGAAAACCCTCTATCTCGACCTTGAGACCTTCTGCGCGATGCCGATCGCCGCAGGGGCGCACCGCTATGCCGAGGACGCTGAGGTCATGCTCATCGCCAAGGCGTGGGACGACGCACCTGTCGAGGTCATCGACTGCACTGAGGGCGTCTGGGACACCATCGCCCCGCGCCTGCAGGACGACATCGACCGCGCCGAGCGCGTCGTCATCCACAACAGCTCCTTCGACCGCACTGTGCTGCGCCACAGGGGCGTCAGCGTGCCTACGGAGAAGATTACAGACAGCATGGTGCTCGCCCTGCAGCACGGCCTGCCGGGCAAGCTAGGGCAGCTCTGTGAGGCTCTGGGCGTGCCGCAGGACAAGGCCAAGGACAAGCGCGGCTCGCGCCTCATTAATCTCTTCACAAAACCCCGCCCGAAGAATATAAAGATCAGACGGGCTACGCGGGAGACGCACCCTGATGAGTGGCAAGAGTTCATCGAATACGCCTCACTCGACGTGGACGCGATGCGAGAAGTATTGGCACGAACCCCTAGATGGAACGATACTCCAAGTGAGCGTCGACTGTGGCTCCTCGACCAAGACATTAACGACCGTGGTGTCTGCGTCGACACTGAACTCGCCATCGCTGCTGTGCGAGCTTTCGATGGAACTCTGGGAACTCTGGCCGCTCGTATCGAGAGACTTACCGGAGGAGCCGTAAGCAGCGCCACGCAGCGCGACCGCATGCTGGCCTACCTGCGCGACCAGCAAGGCCTAGAGATAGCCGACCTGACCAAGGACACGCTGGCCAAGCTGCTGCGCTCCGACCTGTCGCCGCACGTCCGTGAGGTGCTTGAGGTGCGTCAGCAGGCCTCGGCGACCAGCCCAGCCAAGTACACGGCCCTCCTGCTCGCCGCGTCGTCTGACGGGCGTCTGCGCGGCACCGTGCAGTTCTGCGGCGCTGCCCGCACTGGGCGCGACGCGGGCCGGATCTTCCAGCCGCAGAACCTACCCCGCACGCCCGACTGGTTCGACGGCGAGGTGCAGGAGCTGACCGTGCGCGCCTTCAAGGAGGGCATGGCCGACGTCCTGTGGGACAATATCAGCGAGCGCTGCAGCATGGCCGTGCGCGGCTCTCTGGTTGCCGCCAAGGGCAAGAAGCTGGTCATCGCCGACCTGTCGAACATCGAGGGGCGCGTCCTCGCGTGGCTGGCCAATGAGGCGTGGAAGATCGAGGCCTTCAAGGCCTATGATCGCGGCGAGGGGCCTGACCTGTACAAGGTCACCGCCGGACGCATCCTCGGCAAGGATCCGGCCGACATCACCAAGGAAGAGCGGCAGCTACAGGGCAAGGTGCCCGAGCTTTCGGGAGGCTTTGGTGGGGGTGTCGGAGCCTACCGCGTCATGGGCGGCCCTGTCTTCGAGGCCATGACCGACGAGGAAATCCAAGAGGTTGTCAGCGCGTGGCGCGCGGCGCACCCGCGCACCAAGGCCCTGTGGTACGACGTCGAGCGCGCGGCGAAGGACGTCATCAAGAACCCCGGTAGCAGCTTCGACGTGCGCGGCCTGCTGCGCTTCGACATGCGCACCGATGCCTATGGCGCGGACTGGCTGCGCATACGCCTGCCCAGTGGCCGCTATCTGTGCTACAAGGATCCGAAGGTCGACGATGAGGGCTGCGAGCCCTGTGAGGGCGAGGGGCTGATCCACGACATGGAGCACGGCTCTCCGGGCCTGTGGGTGCGTTGCGAGACGTGCGACGGCAAGGGGCGTCTGGGCGGCGGCCAGATCATCTATAAGGGCATCAACCAGTACACGCGCCAGTGGGCGACGCTGGAGACCTATGGCGGCAAGCTGGTCGAGAACATCGTGCAGGCGATCGCGCGCGACGTCTTCATGTCCGGCCTGCGCCGCGCCGAGGAGCACGACTACCCAGTCGTCTTGCGCGTGCATGACGAGCTGGTCTGCGAGGTGCCTGACAGCAGCGGCTACACGCACGAGGTGCTGGCCAACCTGATGGGTGCCAACCCCGGCTGGGCCATAGGCCTGCCGCTGGCTGCTGCGGGCTTCGAGACGCGCAGATATCGAAAGGACTGAGGAGACAGACATGAAGAGACTAGACGTTGTGGCCGGGCTCCAAGCCGAGCTTAGTGAAGAGAACCGCCTCGCAGCGCTCCACGCGATGCTTGAAGGGCAGATCAACGCCCTTGAGCGGTTGTTGGAAAACAACGCGGCGTACGTCAAAGACCCCGGCGCGTGGAACGTGGTGGCCGGTTTCATCGACCAGTTGCGCTTCTACGCTCCGCGCGTGTTCTACGCCGCCGAGACCAACCTAGATTGGGCGCAGAAGCAGGAAGGCGTGCCCGCGCACCCGCTGTTCGGCAAAGACTGACATGTTCACCCAGCTCGACCCCTCGATCCCCATGGACACGCCCAAGGGGCGTGGCTACGCTCTGGCTGTCATCGACTATGGTCTGGAGCACAGCCTGCTCTGGGTCGTGGCGCTGGACGACAGTGGCGAGATCTGGTGCGTGCCGAACGCCGAGGTGCGCGCGCAGAAGAACTGGTCGGCGGGGAGGACACGACATGACCCCAGCAGCGAAACTTCAGGAGTACATCAAGAAGCGCGTGCAGGGGAGTGGCGGGAGCTACCGTAAGGTCCGCTGGGAGGCACGCACCGGCTGCCCTGACTGCTTCATCTGGTGGCAGTGGCCGCAGGCCGCCTTCATCGAGGTCAAGGCTGGTCGCGATCGGTTGAGCCCCATGCAGGCGCGCGAGATCGAGCGCATGAAGGCCGACGGCGTGCCGGTCTACGTCGTCTCGACGGTCGAGGACGTGGACGTCGTGCTGTCGCGTGTAAAAAACCTGTTGCAATCCTAAGTTGCATGTGCCAGAGACTGTTCAGCAGCAACGCAAACAGGAGTAACTGACATGAAACGCACTGAGAAAGAATTGAAAGCAATGGCCTACGCCCTCGCCGATGAGATTGAGACGCGCGCCGACGCGATATGGCAGCGTGCGCCAAAGCTCTCATACGCGGCTTGCCAAAAGCTGGCATTGCTGCAGATGTTGAAATGAAGTTCACCCCGCACGACTACCAGCGCGAGGCCATGGACCACATCTACAGGACGCCACGCTGCGCCCTCTGGATGCCCATGGGCGGCGGTAAGACGGTGACCACCCTCACGGCTCTGGACACCCTCGACTTCGTAGAGGACGTCTTCCCGGTGCTGGTGCTGGCACCGCTGCGCGTCGCGCGGTCGACATGGCCCGCCGAACTAGAGAAGTGGTCCCATCTCTCCCACCTGCGCGTCAGCGTCATCACCGGCAGTGCCAAGGAGCGGGCTGCGGCCCTGCGTAACGTCGCAGATATATACACGATGAACTATGACAACCTCGTCTGGCTGCGTGAGACGCTGGGCGACGAGTGGCCGTTCAGGACGGTGGTCGCGGACGAGTTCACGCGCCTCAAGTCCTTCAGGCTGCGTCAGGGAGGCTCCAGAGCCGCTGCGCTGGGTAAGGTGGCCCACACGCGCGTCAGCCGCTTCATCGGCCTCACAGGCACGCCTGCGCCCAACGGCGTGAAGGATCTGTGGGGGCAGACGTGGTTCCTCGATCAGGGGGAGCGCCTCGGGCGCACCTTCAGCGCCTTCGAGCAGCGCTGGTTCCGCAAGGGCTATGACGGCTACAGCCTCGTGCCTTACGACCACACGCAGCGCGAGGTCGAGGGGGCGCTGAAGGACATCTGCCTCACTGTGCAGGCGCTGGCGGTCGACGAGCCTAACACGCTGCCGATCTACATCGACCTGCCGAAGAAGGCGCGCAAGGCGTATGACGCCATGGAGGAGGAGATGTACGCCATGCTCGCCGAGGGTGAGATCGAGGCGGCCAACGCGGCGGTGCGCACGCAGAAGTGCTTGCAGCTCGCCAACGGCGCGGCGTACACGGATGACGAGGGATCGTGGGAGGAAGTGCATGACGCAAAGCTCGACGCGCTGGAGAGCATCATCGAGGAGGCTAACGGAGCGCCTGTGCTTGTGGCGTATAACTTCAAGCACGATCTCGCGCGACTACAGGCTCGTTTCCGTAAAGGTCGGGTGCTGGACGCTGACCCTGATACGATCAGGCAGTGGAACGCCGGTCGGATCCAGCTACTATTCGCTCACCCTGCGTCGGCAGGGCACGGCCTCAACCTCGCCGACGGCGGGAACATCCTCGCCTTCTTCGGTGTGAATTGGAACCTCGAAGAGCATATGCAGATCATCGAGCGTATCGGCCCCCAGAGACAAAAACAAGCGGGGCATAACCGTCCATGCTTAGTCTACCCGATACTCGCTCGCGACACCGTAGATGAATTGGTAATGGCTCGCCTTGCTACAAAGCGTTCGGTGCAAGATGTGCTTTTGGAGGCTTTAAAGAGCAGAAAAAATTGACGTTTAGACCCCACCCCTGTAAGAAAAAAGGCGACGAGGGTGCAACCTCGCCGCCAGACACTAAAGCGAAGTGGAGTTCGCAAAAATGCCTAAGAAGCCTGTAATAGACGCTGCGCAACTGCGTCAACTTTTGGATTACAATCCAGACACCGGTTCGCTACATTGGCGAGAACGCTCCAGAGAGCTGTTTGCCACCCACCGCAGCTACCGCGCGTGGAACGCCCGCTACGCCGGGGCGCTTGCTTTTTCTTGTCAAAACCCAGCGGGGTATATGACCGGACAGCTATTTGGGCGCTGGCATGCGGCGCATAGAGTTGTTTGGGCTTGGGTTCACGGCGCTTGGCCTACACATCAGATAGATCACATAAACCGCATCCGCGACGACAATCGCTTGTCGAATTTACGTGAAGTTACAAATACCGAAAACGCAAGAAACCAGTCTGCGCCACGTTCTAGTAAAACCGGAATTTGCGGCGTCTCGAAGCTATCTCTGAATAGCGGCAAATATACATATTGGGCCGCTCGCATACGTGTAGCTGGGAAAGATATCCGCCTCGGGACGTTCCCATTCACTGCGGAGGGTTTCGAGGCTGCCGTACAGGCTCGCAAAGAGGGTGAACGAGCGCATGGGTTTTATCAAAGTCGCGAAAACGCATGACATGCGATGCGCCAGAAGCAGGCGGGCTATGACCGGCCAGTCATGGTCTACCCGATCCTCGCCCGCGACACGATCGACGACGTCGTCATGGACCGGCTGGGCGGCAAGAAGAGCGTGCAGGAGGCGTTGTTGGACGCCATGAAACGGAGGAAGAAATGAGCGAAGACAGCTATGACCTCGTGCTGGAGGCCCTTGGCTTACCTCGGACGCGTGAGAACTATTTGTTCGTTCTGTACGACGGGAACTTGCCAGAGGAGTGGGACGAAGAGGCCGAGGAGCAGTTGCCCCCCGACCTCCGCATCATTTAACTTGGAACATCCGGCGCACTGGGCGGCCCAGCAAGTCCGCTACGCGGAAACGAGCCTCGTCAGGTGTATCTGACGAGCGCCAGATGTCGCTGATCTGCTGTTTGAGCTTTGCCGTCTTAGCGCTCTGGCCCCACAGGTCACGGACGCCTTCCCAAGTTGCCGATTGCACTTCGCGCGGTAGCATACCCATTTCTTGCCCAGCCAGCGTGTGCATGTCTGACAGCGGGCCGTAGAGGCCCTTAGCTCCTGTACGCGCTACATCGGAAGCGGCGGACGGGTATTCTGGCCCCGGACGGCCAAGCCCCATGGCTCGGTACACGATAGGATCTTTGCCTCCGCCGGGGAACAGGCTCGCGGCACCGGCGCTGTGCGTATCGATAGTGGTAATCGGCGCAGCGCTGTAGGGATTGGCGATGTTGTTGTAGAACGAAGGTACCTTGCCGCCGCCCAAAAGCTGCGCGTTGATGGTTTCCATCGTCGGGTCGTCTAGGATGTTAAGCGCTTTATTGATTTCTGTGCTGCTGCCCCACGTAATAGGACCGTAGTCCGCGCCATACTCACCGCTGAGATTGATGCGGGAGACTGTAGGGTTGTTGCGCGTGGCGTCAGCCATGACAACGCGAGAGAAACGATCAAAGGGATCTTGCAGTTCCTCGTATGGGGTCTGCGCGATGCGGTCTACGTAATCAGCGCCGCGCCCAGCGACCGCGCCCGGAGAATTTGACGCAAGGCGGCCCTCAGTCCAACGACGCGCCGCCGCCGGATCAACCGCAAACCTGTCACCGTACATATCCATCAGGCGATCAAGCCGCGCGACGTTGATGTCCCACGGCGTCTGCGGCGATGTCACTGCCGTGGTGCCATAACCCGCTTCAACCGGAAGCCCAGCGCGTCTGGCGGCGCGCTCCGAAACCATTTTAGCTGTCGGGTACCAATCCTTGGCAGCCTCAACCTGCCCACGTGGCATCAACTCATTCATTATGAACTTCAGGTTATCAGCTCCGCGCCTGATACCCTCTCCATAGATGTCTTCCGCAGCCGCACCTTCCATACCGCGCATGAAAGGTTCCTCGGCGAGGAGCCCCATGTTCTTTTCGAAAGCCGCTGGAACGGCGCGCAAAGCCTCCCCGCTCTGTACGAGTAGCTCCTCGTCTGGGTTGCCGTAGACCGCGTAGTTTGGTGGGGTTGGGCGACGGGTGCTGACCATGGCGGACGTTTCAGCACCCTTGAGTTTCTGCGGGCGCGCTGCGGGTTTTTCGGCCGGTTTCGCAGCAGGCTTGGCAGCCGGTTTCGCGGGGGGCTTAGCAGGCGGCTTCGCAGCCAACGGCTTCTGCTTCGGTGCTTTCTTCTTCGGCACCGTTAGCGAGGGTAGGTCTAGAACGTCGCGCAGTGGCTTCTCGATGATGTCGGGAATGTAATCCGAGCCGCTGCTAACGGCGCTTCTCAGACCGCGCTCAATGGCGCGAGTTGGGCTTGGTTTGCGCGACACGGTGTTACCTCCGAATTTGCTTCACTGCGTAGCGGACAGGCCGCGCCGCAAAATTTATAGCTGCCTGACCAGCCCGAGTTTTTGCAAGCCTCTTGCCAGCCGCACCTGCACCCGACAGGATGGCGAAATCTGCGGCGTTGCGCGGAGCATCTGCACGAATGGCCGACATCCGGTCGGAGCCAGCCACCTTCGGATCGGGTTTAGCCTTCCCTGCCGAATACAGCGCGCCCTGACCGAGAGCGTCGACAGCCCCAGCACCGAGGCGGGCAACACGCCCCGCGTTGCTCACGGCGCGGACCCCGGCGAGCGACGGGGCTAACAGCGAGCCACCCAGCATGCCAGCACCCTCAAGCACCATGGCGGTGCCCGGATTGGCCTTAGCGTAGCGCTCCTGCAGCATGCGGATACGCTTGACCTCGTTCGCATAGGCGTTCGGATCCCTAGACGCGAGCGAGCGCAGCTTGGCCTCAATCTCGTCGCCGAAACCGAAGGTCAGGCCCTGCCCCACTGTGCGGGCTGCGTTCGCATAGTCATAGCCGCGACGGGGCGGCCCGCCCTTCTTGAGCTGCTGCACAGAGCCGCCCTCAGCGAAGTTACTGACGATCTCGCCTGTGGCTGCGTCCTTGTATTGGCCGGTCGACGCGTCGAACACGACGGCGCGATCGCCCATCATGACCGTGCCCTCTTCCGGCGTCTCTTCGGTTGGCACCTCTTCAGGGATCCCAACCTCAGCCGGTGCCTCAAACGACAGGCCGCCTGTAAGAGCGGCGTCCTCAGCGGCCATAGCCTCTTCTTCGCTCAGATCGCGCTCCGCAAACGGCGGCGGCTGCATGCCGCGATCTTCGAAAGCGGAAGGCAGCGTGGCACCAGCCACAGTCGCCACACGACCAGCGGCCTGCTCTCGTGTGCGATTGACGAGGTCGGCGTAGCTTTTCGACCGGCGGAGCATGTCGAGTACCTCGCGCAGCTCCTCCGGCTTCTGTGCGGACAGTGCCTTGCTCAACTGCGTGTAGACTTTGTCGCCGAACTCCTTGCGCGGGTTCAGAGTGCTCACCCAGCGCGCGAAGATAGCCATGCGGCCTACTGGGCCTGCGGTGAGCATGGCCACGGCGTCGTCCAGATTGCCGCCTTGGATAGCCTCGTCTAGCTGGCGCATACCCTCGGCCATGGGCGCGGTGCGCGAGCCACCAGTGACCTTGGAGGTGCGCTGGTAAAGATCGCTCTCGCGACGCATGGCGCGTTCGAAGAACTTAGCCTCTGCGGGGCCCATAAGATCCTTGAGCTTGGCGAGCTTCTCCGGCGTGCCGCTGATCTGCTTCGCAAGGTCGCGACCCTGCGAACCCTCGATGTTACGGAATATGGCCTCAAGTGCGCCAGACTTGACAGCCTCGCGCTCGGCATCAGACATGCCTGATATTTGCTTGCGGAACTCGGCAGGGCGAATTTTGCGGCTGAAGATATCGAGGCCGAAGCGCAGGGCGTCGCGAACCTCCATGTCTCCGGCGTACTTGGTCCGCGCCTCGCGATACTCAGGGACTAGGTCATCCATGCGCGTAACCAGCGCGTTGCGGATGTCGCGCAAGGCTGCGGCCTCGCTCTTGCCTTCCGAACTCCGGCCCTTGAAGCCTGCCTCGATACGATCGTCCAGCGCACGCTTGAACAGGTCGAGCGCCTCGACGTTGGGCACGCTGTCTTTGGTCGGCGCGAGGCCAACCAGATTGCCGCCCTCGTCGAGCACGGGCTCCATGCGCATGCGCAGATCCGAGCCCTTCAACTTTGCCAAGTTCTGGGCTGACTGCCAGATGCTGCGGATTGTCGAGGCTGGGTTGTTGATCAGGCTGTATATCGTCGGATCCGCGACCTCGCCAACAGCATAGGCGCGCTGATATTCGGTATCACCGATGTCGCGCAGGCGCTGCGTGATCGCCTCCTCCTCGCCGAAATAGTCCTTGGCACCGGGGAGCGCATCCTCCGCCCTTGCGCCGACACGCTCCGACGCTTCTGCGCGGGTGCCATAGACGGCCTCTGCGAGCGCCTCTTGGCCCGAGCTTGGTTTCTGGACCACTTTCTCGGTCAGGGCCGTCATACGCGGCGTAGCCAAGCCCAGCGGCGTCGGTGCGCCGTACCTAGACGCCAGTGCGGCTTCTCCGACCGCGCGCTCTGGGCCACGACGGCCAGCCGCCTCGTAAAGCATCTGGGATGCACGAAGCTCTTCTGGTGTCACGGCCATTTGCGGCACACGGACAAATTCACCCGTGGCGTCGTCAAGAACCTCAATGGTGTCGCCGAAACGCTCGCGAAGGCGCTGCGCCCCCGAAGCCAAGCCGCGACCGGTAAGTTCGAAGCCCTTTGCGGCAACAGGCGATATGGCTGCGCCAAACAGGGCGTTTGTCGCGGCGGACGATGCCAGATCGCTCGGCGACATAGTCTCCGCCTGCCCGAGGCCTGACAGCGCCCCAGAGAGCGCGCCTGTGCCTGCGGCGCGTACACCGAGGTTGGTGATCTTGCCTAAGCCGGTTGCGGCTTGAACACCGCGACCGACCAAGCCGACGCCGGGTATGAAAGTGCTGGCGATCCCGCCCGTAGCTTCCAGAGCCAAAGCCTCGCCGGGGTTCGCTGCAGCCCACGCGTTATAGTCATCATTGATCTGCGTTTTGATGCGGTAATATTCGTCCGCTGACAGGTTGCCAGAGGCCAAGGCTCGGGCAGCCGCCTCCATCTCGTCAGCGAAATCATACAGAAAGCCCTTGCCGAAGGCGCGGGCGCGCTGGCCCCACTCGCTGCCCTGCGGGACGGTGCCAACGATCTCGTCCTGTTTGGGTGTCGGCGGCGGCATGCTTTCCGAGGATATGGTAGACAGCGTCGGGTTGAGCGTGCCGTACTGTTTGTAGAACTCTTCAATCTCGGGCAGATTGGATATCGTCCCGACGCCATATTTCGAGGCGAGATCCTGCACCCGGCTGGGATCGAACGCGCCCTTCGTCTGCGCCAGTTCCTGATAATATTCGCGGAGGCCTTGCTCGTAACCCGGAATGTCCTCGCCGGGGACAACCGGTGTCTCCTCAACAGGCGCTGCGACTTCACCCGGCGCTGCACCTGTCGCTACTGCCGCTGGGCGGCCGCCATCGATCTTAACGACGGCAGCTCCGCCGCTCTCCTGCTGCGCACGCGCAGTGATGGCGTCAGGGGTCACGTCATCGGGGACGTTCTTGAATTCCAGTGTCTCGCCGTTGTCGAGGGTGACCGTTACGTTTCTTGGCATCGTTCCACCCTTACCAGTTGACTACGCGGGTCTTAGGCTTCGCCCCAGTTGCGCCGGGGCGAGAATACTCCCCACTCTGGATTTTTTCAATCCGCTGCTTGTTGCGTGCGACGATCCGTTGAATGACGGGTATCGCATTTCGGATTATGCGCTCTCGCACGGCGCGCGGCTGGCTGGAGGAGCCCTGCAGATCCATAAGGATCTTGCGCTCGCCCTCAGTGATCGAGCCGGGGAATGTGGTTTTCAGTTTGCCCAAGGCGATGTTCGCGAGGACGTTATCAAGCTCCTCAGCGGCGACATAGGCGGGATCGTCGCTGGCGAACACCGAGCCGACTTTCTTCCGTATGCCAGTAAGGCTGCCCTCAAACGCGACGGAGTTAAGTTCCAACGCCCTGTTAAGACCGCGCAAAGTCTCATCAGCCCCGCTAATGAGTTCCTCACTTTCGGTGAGCATTTTGACTTCTACAGGCTTATACTCGCGCGGCTTAGTCGTTGGACCCGGCTTAAATTCACCCGTGCTTGAGATCTGACCTGAAGGGGCTCCGTACATGCCAGCCTCTTCCGGCGTAGCGGGACGCCACGTCGTCTTTTCAGGACGAGCGGGCAGCGGCACCCAGACATTCTTTTCGTTGAAGTAGCCTTCGACGCCCCCACGGGTTTCTAGTGTGCCGACTTTGCTCGCCGAAGGAGCTTGTCCAGCGGGGCCTACAGGCGCGCCGGTGTCCATATCCAGCAACTGTCCAGTAACTGGATTAAAGCCGGTGCGAGCAGGCTTCGCAAAACCTTTGCCAAGTTCCACTAGGTCCGCAGCCGTCTGGGCACGGCGCGTGCCGAACTTGGCCGTCTCGCCCATATAGGCTTCTTGGAGCTGCGCGAGTTGGTCCTCGCGCGACATGGTTGCCTTGCGCTGCGCCTCACTGATGTCGCCGAAAGCACCAGACAGTTTGCCGATCGTTCCCGCAATACCGCGATATTTGCGCGGAGCCAGTAGCGCCTGCGAAATGGCGAAGAGCTGCTCGGAGGTCGAAGGGCCTTGGTTACGCGCCTCGATGCGAGCGCGGGCCGCCTCGTAGCGGTCCTTGGCGGCAATCTCCTCGGCGCGCTGCGCAGCCATCTGCTGCTTGTACACATCCCCCAAGACTGCTGCAGGATCAGTGCGCAGTCTGCCGAAGTCTATACCGCCGAGGCCGCCAGTCTCAACTTTTACTTCTTCTTCGTCCATGTCAGACCCCCAACAGTCGGCTGAGAGCGGACCCTGCCTGAGCATTTGACAGAATGCCACCAATGCCAGCCAGTGCACCGCCGATCGTCTCCGCAGTACTCGGCTTCAGTTGTGGCTGGTAACCGAGGGGCACGATGCCCTCTTCCCTGCCTGCAGTCGGCACAGCGCCTGCAACACCTCTGAAGGTCGCCAGCATCTTATCAATTTGCTCCTGCGGAAAGCCCCGCTGGCGCAAATCATCGGCGTAAGCGATGTCTAGGTTCTGCTGCGCTTTATCTTCCTGCATCTTACCGACGCTCGTAAGCGCACCGGCACCAGTAAGACCTAAGCGCTGTGCCTCAGCGCCCATACCGGCAAGCTGATCAGCACCGGCAAGCGTTCGGCTAATATCCGCGCCAGCGAGAGTGCCGGAGGTCGACGCTAGGGTGGCTGCGCGGTTGAGATCCGCGCCCGACGCGCCGAGAGCTTCGCCGTAGCCGGTGCGCAGCGCTTCAGCCTGCTTGCCGAGGATGTCTGCACTCGTGTCGCGGATGGCGCGAGCGGTGTCGGTCATCATGCCCGACGGCGTGGCGGTGCCCGGCTGACGACCGCCGAAGCCGAGCTGGCCCGCGGCAATGTAGCGCCCCTCGATCCCCGGCATGATGTTCTCTTGCAAGTTGCGGACACCCAACTCGCCGATACGGTTGACCACCTGCTCTGTGTAGGGGTTCATGTACTGGCCGATGTTGGCGACGCTCGTCTGCCCTGCCTGCCCTAGATAAGGCTGCGCGGCAGCCAGAGCGCCCGGAGCCGCCATGGCACCCTGCGTCGCCGCCGTGGCTGCAGTGAGGGCAGGCTGGTAAGCCCCAGCCGCTCCGGCTGTGGCGTCAAAACCCGCTCTAGTCGTGGGCGAAAACTCAGCAACGCGCGGCCCAGCATAAGGCTGGTATGGCTGCGCGCCAATCAAGTTCTGGTTGGCCAGCAACTGCATGGCGTAGTTGGTGTACCACTCGGGCAGCACGGTCTCACTAGTCTTCGACGTGTATGTCGAACCAGCGGGTAGCTGCCCGTTGTTGAGGAAGGATGCAAAGCCACCACCAGACGACGGTGTGCTAGACGACGGGCTGCTGTTGTAAACCGCGTCAGAGTTAACTGGGATCATCACAAACGTCCTCCGGCCATGTAGTGCTCAGGCCTCTTTGCATTTTCACTGAACTCACCGCGAGCGAGCTTCTGGCCCTTCTGCTTGCGGACATTAACGCGGAAGGCGTCGAGCATCTCGGCACCGGCCTTGTTCGAGCCGTTGCCCAGAAGCGCGACCGTCTCGGCGTCAATGACGTACTCACCGTCAGACAGGAGCGCGGGGATCTGGTCGTCGCGTCCGTCGCCCGGCCCCTCTACAGCGTGGCCGCCCTCATAATAGCCCGTGTAGGCTTGGCTGGTGTTGGGTGCGCCCTGCGGCACGTAACTATAGAAGCTCTGCTCTGGTCCGTAGCCATAGCGGTAATAGTCGATCGGGGATCTGAGGCCTTGACCTGCGAGTTCGCTGGGCGACCGAGCGGCACCGCCGGTGCCGCTGAGGCCGGGTATGTTGGCGCTTGGCAGCGAGCCGCCGAAGACTGGGCTGAGTTTGCCCATGGTGCTCGGTATGTTGAAGCGCTGGCCGCCACCTCCACCGCCACCACCGGCGAGGCCGCCGAGCAGACTGGTCCCGATGCCTGCCAGACGCAGATAGTCGGCGATGTCTCTGAGGGTCGTGCCGCCTTCTTCAGGCGGTGTCGCGCCATCGCGAGCGCCGGTAAAGCCCATATTGGCGCGCGAACCGGTTAGCCCCGGCACTGGAACGTAGGGCGACAGCGGCTGCGCCTTAGAAGCGGCAACGTCAATACCCTCGTAATCCAGCGGATCAGGGGCGACGTCGACGCCCGACAGGCCCAGTGTGCCGGATGCCTTGATGTCTGGCGCTGTCACTGGGACGTAGGGTGATAGCGGCTGCGCGCCAGATACGACGATGTCGTTCTCAGGCAGAGTTTCAGGCGGCATTTCCACGCCGGTGAAGCCCAGCGTGTCGAGAGCGGTCGGGCCCTGTCCTTTCACAGGTATCGGCAGCGATGGCTGTCTCGGCGCGACGACGTCGATTAAGCCGTTATCTTTAGGATCGGTGCTAACTGGCTCGACCGCCTGCGGCTGGCCCGTGAATATCGATGCGGGGATGGGCAGCGAGGGGGCATTCGAGGCTGTAACGGTGGTCAAGCCACCTTCCAAATTGTCGGTGCCCGGATCACCTTTCGGTGAAGAACCGCTACTGGCGGCGAGGTTCACCTGCGGGGTCAACAGACGAGCCCCCGTGACGGTGTTGATACCGCCAGTACCGCCGGTTCCGCTGGACGGAGTGCCGGGTGCTGCTTCGGTATAGACCCCCGAAGTGCTCGGGCCGATCCCTAGTTTCTCCATTATGTCAGGAGCGAAATAGGACGCGGTGCCCGATGCCAAGCCGCCAAGCAGCGCGTTTTTAAGGTTCTGGCCCGTAACAAGACCACCCGCAGTCGCGCCAAGACCGGTGCCGATAGCGGTGCCAGTTTTGATGGGCGCATTCAGCGCAGCCCCGATAGGCTTGCCCAAAAGCTGACCGCCACCGGCAGTGAGGCCGCCGATGACTGCGCCCTTGAGGGGGTCGCCGCCTGCCAGTGCCGAGCCAGCGGCACCGGATGCAGCCTGCATGGCGATGGTGCCGAGTACACCCAAGCCGGGGATGAATGAAGTTGCGATCGGCAGTGCCGCGCCAAGGATCTTACCCGCGACGCCGAGGTCGCTGCCCTTCGGATCGTCATCCGCGATGCGCGTCCACTGCCCCTCGGGGCCCGACCGCTCAAGATACCAATCCGCCTTCTTGCCGCCCTCGGTCGACAGGCGCTGCGCTGCAGCGTAGGCATCGCGCAGGCCCTGCTCGCCCGATCCGCTGGTCACAACGACGTTCTGGCCGCGCTCGTTGACGAGGCGGTACTGGGCGTTGGGATCCACCGATACGAAGCCGGTGGGATTGGCCTTGGTCTTCGCGGCGCGTCCGGCGTTGGTGACGAAGTAGTAGCCCTGCTGGCCGCCGCGATCAGTGACGAAGTCGAGGCCCGGCGTTGCGCTGGGTCGAGCGTAGGGGCTGGTGACGGCGGGAGTAGGGACGCGCGACGGGCTTGGGCCAGCCATCGCAAAGTCCCCGCCGCCGATGTCCATGGTGCCGACAGGCATATTATACTCGTCGGGCATCATACCGTAGGGCGAGCCGACCTTCTCCCCGTAGAGAGTGACGTCGTTGTACATCGGCTGGCCAGCGGCCATACCGTAGGACGAGACCCCCGAATTGAGGTAGTTCGTGAAGCCGGGGATATAGTTTTCGTCCATCAACCTGTTCTTTCAAGCATCGGATACGCACGCATTGCCCATTCGCGCCAGTCCGAGAACTGATAAGGATCAGGAAGGGTGCGCTGCGTAAAAGGAGACGCGCGTACAAGCCCCGTTGCCCAATCGCGCCACGCAGCTTCTTCAGGAGGGCTCCCGAATGACCACGCGTCGCCTACGGCCAGTATAACCGAAGAGGCCCAGTCTTGCCAAGACATTCCGAGGGGGTTTATCATCCCAAGGTCGTGCCGTCGCCGGGCTGGATGTGGGCGAGTATCAGACCCATCTGATAATCGCCGCCCAGCGTGTTGCTCTCGAAGCGGAAGCGCATCTGCCTGCGCTGCGTTTTGAGGAACACAACCTGCTCCTGCGGCGTGTCTGCCACCTCGGGTATGTTGTAGGATATCGTCTCGACTTCAGGAGATCTGGCGTTTGCGCGGCCATGCACCTGCACCGTCATGTCGCCGCTCTGGACGAAATCCGGTTCAAGCATAACCACTTGCAGCGCCTTGTTGACACCACTTGTCACAGGCAGCGAGAGGTCCGCCGTCTCGAAGTAGGACTGGACGGGGTTCAGCGTCAGGCCGTCAATCTCGTCGGTGCCGACCTCGTGGACCCAGAACTTGTAGGGCCGCTCGAAAGTCATGTCGAAGGTGGCACCCAAGCCGGTGCCCCCAGTCACTGCGACAGGGTTGGCTGGGATCTCGGTGTAGCTGCCCGCATTGCTGATCGACACGCCGGTGACAGCGCCACCGCCGCCCACCGTCGTGACGGTAAGCTCCGCATTGATCTGTCCAAAGCCGCCGCTCACAGTCAGAATGTTTCCGACGGTGTAGCCGGTGCCAGCCGCCGCGACGGTCGCGCCGAAGGCTGTGAACTCCTGCGGCTGCACACCCGACATCAGGGGCTTGCGGAACACTGCGGGAAAGAGGCCTGCGCCGCGCCCGTCGTTCGGCAGCGCCGTGTCGTACCACGTATTCTCGCGGACGTTGTAGACGATGGCGTGGTTCGGCTCCTCGCTAGTCCCGAAGGGGAAGCACCACCAGATCTCGCCGAAGCGCGGCACCTTCATGGCGAAGACCTTCTGGCGCTGGGCGAAATTCAGGTTGTCAAAGAAGAAGTTGATATTGAGGTTGTTCTCAATCTCACGCACGACGCCATTGAACATCAGGAAGCGGTCAGTGCCGATCCAGTAGAACACGCCGTCATACTCGATGACCGACTGGGCCGAGAGTATGGACGTCTGCGCGCTGATCGTGTCGAACTGGAACAGCGCCGAGCCGCCGACGTAGCTGGCGCGGATGAGACTGTCTGCCGACCAGAACAGGCCCGAGGGGCTGTTGCCCGGCCCGCCGCGCAGGGGCATGCCGCGCACGATCTTCTGGCCGGTGACGTGGGCGTTGCCTGCACCTGAGCCGGTAAAGTCATCGGGGCGATTGGGCACCGACCACGCGACGTAGCCGTCGTTCCCGAAGGCAAAGGCGTAGGGTGCCAGCGTCACCACACCGCCAGTGCAGTTGAAGTTCGGCGGCTTCTTAGCGCCCGCCACGGGGGTCAGGTGCGCGGTGCCGAGAAGGTCGCCGGTGAAGATCTCGCCACCCTCGCTGTTGCAAATGCAATTGAGGTTCGGCGCGACCTGCGCGACGATCTTGCTGCCGGACGCCGTGTCGTAGGCGACTGCGAACTGCCAGAGATTGGCGTCGCTGGCCGTGAAGCCTGTCGTGGGCGTGCGGTCGGTGATGACGCTCGTATTGTACGAGCCGTCGATGTAGAAGCGCTCGACGCGGTTGGCCGAGCCTGCGTGGACGTAGGTCTCAAGATCCTGCGTGTACTCGATGAGCGCGCGGGGCAGACCGCGCAGGAACTTGTTGATCGACCGGTAGCCGCCCATCTTACGCGGCAGGCCGCGCTGGAAACGCACCCACTGGCCGTCGACATAGTTGTCACCCTCAAGGCGGGTGCCATCACGCTTGATGCCGGGGAGCGACTTTATCTGGACGATCTGTTCAGCCATTAGAGCACCTCGGCCTCGATGTTTATAGTGGCAGTCGCGAGCACAGTTGTCGTGCCGATCTTGCGGATTTGCATCCCAAGCTCAGCGCCAGAGAGGTTACCAGAAGTGCTTTCGGTCACGGTCCACGTCCGGTTCGAAGTGAGCGCGAGCCAAGACCCAGTCGTGCCGGAAGACAGTCCCGAGCCTGTTGAGCTGTTCAACGTGGCAAATACCTCGTAGTTGCCCGCAGCAGACGTAGGCGTGCACCACTGCTCGATTTCCGTGGTGGTGACGCCTATCGTTTTGAACACCTTGCCGTTGCTGGCGATCTGGTACGACGCAGTGGCGGTTCCAGAGCCGACGCTGTCGACGATGGAGTTTAGACCTGTCTGGCTTGTGAGCACGATGGTGACATTGTCACCACCAGCACCCAGCAGCGCCATTTGGATGCCGCTCATTAGGTCACTCCCGCGCCAGAGATGATCGCCTCGCTCGAACTGTTGAACCAGATTGTAGCCATACCCCGAGCCCCAAGCGTGCGGTTGCCGGTATTGGTCGTGCCCGCCTGCCGAAGCGTGAGGCTCGCGCCCTGCGTGATCGTGACCGACGCCGCGCTGTCATTGTAGATCGACACCGCGTCGCCCGCCGCGAAGGTGGCGTTGGGGATAGTGATACCCGCAGACACCGCGATACACTTGCCCACATCGCCCGCTGCTGCCGTGCCACTCGTGGTCGAGCGGGGAATGCTGCGGTAGCCGATCGAGACGCCGTTGATCGTGGCGCTGTTGATGTCGCCGCTGATCTTCGACCCAGCGAGCGAAGTGATCCACGACGGATCCGAGTAGCTGGCCGTAGTAACGACGCCGTTCGGCACGCTGGCAGCGGTGCCGGTGACGCTAATGCCCCAAGTGCCGGAAGCGCCGCCGCCCGCGCGCGATGGCACATCCAACGCCGTGCGGGCGTCCGTCGCGGTGGTCGCACCGGTGCCGCCGTTGGTGACGGCGAGAGTGCCGCCGAGCGTAAGTGTGCCGCTGGTCGTGATTGGCCCGCCAGTGAGGCTGAGGCCTGTCGTGCCGCCCGAGCCGCTGACGCTGGTGACCGTACCGCTCGCGCCAGTGGCCGCAATGGTGATCGAGCCGCCGCCATTGGTGACGCTGATACCGCTGCCCGCAGTGATGGTCGCGCGGGACAGGCCGCCAGTGCCAGTGTTACCGATGAGCAGTTGCCCGTCAGTGTAGCTGGTCTGGCCCGTGCCGCCATTGGCGACCGCGACCGTGCCGGTGACGTTCGCCGCATTACCGGAGATATTGCCAGTGATCTTCGAGCCAGCCAGCGCGGTTATCCACGCGGGGTTGGAGTAAGAGCCGGTTGTCACGACGCCGTTGGTGGCAGTCGCCGCGTTACCGGTGATGTCGATACCCCAAGTGCCGCTCGCGCCACCGCCAGTGGTGGAGGGCACGCTGAGGTTGGTGCGAGCTGTGGCGGCGTCGGTAGCGCCTGTGCCGCCGTTGGCGACGGCGACCGTGCCTGTGACGTTGGCGGCGTTACCAGTGATGTTGCCGCTGATCTTCGAACCAGCCAGCGAGGTGATCCACGCGGGGTTGGCGTAGCTGCCAGTCGTCACGACGCCATTGGTCGCCGTGGCGGCGTTGCCAGTGATGCTGATGCCCCAAGTGCCGCTTGCGTCAGTGCCCGTGCGCGTCGGCACGTCGAGCGCTGTGCGAGCGGTTGCGGCAGTGGTCGAGCCTGTGCCGCCATTCGCGATAGCGAGCGTGCCGCCGAGCGTTATGGTGCCAGAGCCAGTGATCGGGCCGCCAGTGGCCGTGAGGCCAGTCGTACCACCGCTGACGTCGACACTCGTCACCGAGCCGCCACCGGCCGTGGAGGCGATGGTGATCGAGCCGTTGCCGTTCGTGACCGTGATGCCGCTGCCTGCGGTGATGGCAGCCTTAGAGAGGCCGCCCGTCGCCGTGTTACCGATGAGCAGTTGCCCGTCGGTGTACGAGGTGTTGCCTGTGCCGCCCTGCGAGAAGGCCAGCGCCGTCGTCAGGCCGGTGATTGAGGTGATGTCGCTGTTCGCGCCAGCCGTGGCCGCGCCGAGGTTGAGGCGCGCGCCAGACGCGCTGGTCGCGCCGGTGCCGCCATTGGCGATTGCGAGAGTGCCCGCCAACGTGATCGTGCCAGACGTGGTGATCGGCGAGCCAGTGACGGTGAGGCCGGTCGTGCCACCACTGAAGGCGACGGACGTCACAGTGCCACCCCCCGCCGTGGAGGCGATGGTGATCGAGCCGTTACCGTTTGTGATACTTATCCCAGAGCCTGCCGTAAGCGTGGCTTTGGTGAGCGTGTTGCCTGTCGTGTTACCGATGAGCAGTTGGCCGTTAGTGTAGGTCGTGTTGCCCGTACCGCCATTGGCCACGGCCAGCGTGCCTGCCAGCGTAATCGTGCCCGACGTGGTGATTGGCGAACCGGTGACGGTGAGGCCAGTCGTGCCGCCACTGAAGGCGACGCTGGTGACCGAGCCGGATCCCGTGCCGACGCCCACGCCGTTGATGAACAGGCCGGTGGCGTTGATCGTGCCGACGCCCTGCGCGCCGCCGGTGGGCGCACCAACAAGGAGGCCGCTTGCGGGGTTCAGAGACGTGATGTCGGTGTTCGCGCCGCTGGCTGCCGCGCCGAGGTTGGTACGCGCTCCGGCGGCTGCCGTTGCGCCGGTGCCCCCCTGTGCGACGGTGAGGGCAGTCGTGAGGCCGGTGATTGACGTGATGTCGCTGTTCGCACCGCTGGCTGCGGCGGCGATGGCCGTGCGCGCGGCGGCCGTGGTCGCGGCGGTGAACACCGTCGAGCCGATGCCAGTCGCGCCGAGGTTGGTGCGTGCCGACGCCGCCGAGGTGGCACCGGTGCCGCCCTGCGTGATGGGCAGGACGCCTGCGAAGGGTGCCGACGTCGTGGCGGGCACGATGCCCGTGCCATCGCAGTACAGGATCGCCGTGGCGTTCTGGTTGATGTTCGTGACGCTCGCGCTGCCTGCGGCGCGCAGGCCGAGGGTGAACGGGCCGGTGGTGGAGTTGTTCACCCAGTATTGCTGCACCGTGGCGGGCACGACAATGACGGAGTTCGAGGTCAGCGTGCCGGTGAACTTATAGGCGATGCGGTTAAGTTCGGAGCCACTGAGCGTGTAGGTGCCGCCCGTCACCGCGACCGACGTATAGTCGAAGGCGAAGACGGCCTGCTGCCCGAGGCCGATTGTGTACCACTGGATGCCGTCACCGACGACGACCGCGCTGTCGCCCGGCTGCAGCAGGAGCGTGGATCCGGCGTTGATGAGTTCCGAGCCCGAGGGGTCGATGGTCAGGTCGCCCTGACCGCTGTTGCGGACCTGCACGAACCAGCCGTCGCCAGCCGCTGCGGCGGTGGGCAGGTTGAGCGTGCCGAGGCCGCCAGTCCAGACGAGCACCTTCGCGCGGTCAGGACCGGTGAGGCTGTAGGGTGTGGCCGAGAAGTCGACGACGTCGTAGTTCTGCGCGAGGGCCGAGCCGCTGGCGATGAGGCCGGGGCCTGCCAGCGCTGCGGCCTGAGCCTGTGCCGTGGCTGCGCCGTAGCGCAGAGTACGCCACGTACCGCCAACCGTCGTGTTGTCGATCAGGTAGGCCTGCCACTGCTCGCCCGCCGCGATGCTGAGGATGGCGTTGCCATCGGCCTTATCGACGGTGATGGTGTCGGGGCCGAGGTTGTTGAACAGGACAGTCTGCCCGACGCTGACGGACATCGCGTCCGGCATCGTGATGGTGTACGGGCCGCTGGGCGTGACGTCGATGATGCGCGCGACGACACTGCTGCCCGCCGTCGCCTCGAGGGGCCACTCCAGACTGATGTCGGCGTCGAGGGCCAAGGGCAGGTAGGAGACGTCTGAGGGGTAGATCGTCGTGCCGCCGAAGACCTGTGTAAAGCTGTTGGACATTCGTTAAGCCTCCTTGCGCGTGGCGCTGCGATCAAGGATCTTGGCGAGATCCTCACCGTTCAGCATCGCCGCCGAGCGATCATACATATTTTGCCAGACTGGAATGCGCTCGTCGTTCTTGAGGAACGGCGTCGCTTCGAGGAGCGTACCGTAGAGCAGCACTTCCGGCGCGTTTTCAGTAAGCCAGTTGGTCTGGCTGTCCTCGTCGAGGAGGGCGGGGAGCTGGTAGTACAGTATTTCTACTGGGTACTCGATGTCCGCCGTGGGCGCGACCAGCCAGTGATTATAGTCATAGTCGGCGTAGAAGATCGGCTCGCCGGTCTGGGTGGCGTCGGGCCAGTAGCTGCGCAGATAATCATAGCTGCGGGTGTAGAGTGGCGAACGCGTGTCACCATTGACGCCCTTGCCGATGAAGACAGACACCGTGTCGCGCCAGCGGTCGGGCTTCGGGATGACCGACGCGCCGGGTGCGAGGGTGGTCACGACGACGTTGATGAAGCCTTGGATCTTCAGCTCGCGGGCGATGCGCCGCTCGGCCAGATTGATCAGGCGCGGGATCTGTTCGAAGACGATGGGATCCGAAGCGAGGGTGCTTCCCCGCTCCAGATAGCGCTGGACGTCTTGCTTCAGCGTCGTGAATGTCATCGCAGTGGCCATGGTGGCACCCTTCTAACACATTTTGGCGGGTGTTCCTACCCGCCGAGATATTGAGATAGCGCCCCCGCGACAGTCGCCACAACAGCCAAACCAGCTGCGACTTTGGTCTTCTTTCCGCGCTTCTTCGGCGCTTCATCCATCGGCAGGATCTGCTTCGCCGCCTCTTCCACGACCACCTTCTTGATCAGTTTCTTCAGGTTCATGCTAACCTCCTTACAGCCAAGTAGCGTACTTTTTGGTCTTCAGTTTGCGGTCGTCGAGGCCATGTGTGCCGCCGTTGATCCGCTTCGTCAGCGCGAGGATCGCGCCGTCATTGATGCCCTGATCGCAGATGCCCCAGAGCTTGTTGCGGTCGAAGAACCACAGCGCGCTCTCGAAGCAGAGTTCACCAGCCACAAGGTCTGGGTTTGTCATCACGTCAGGGCGGTTCACATAGTTGGCGAAGGCTTGGTAGTTGTCATGCCCAGTAAGTTGAAGGGCACCCCTACCTCGGAATTTCCACCCGTCGCCACTGCTCTCAGGGCCATTGCCCATGCGGTTGGCGTAGACGCGGTTTGCGATCTTCTGCGGCTGCCGTGCGTAGGCGTTGGCCAGCGCGTCGGTCGGGAAATACTTGCGGAAGACGCCGCGCAGCCCCTTGGCGCTGTAGTTCAGGTTTTCGCTGAACGCCTTGAAATTTCCGCTCTCATGCGCCGTTTGAGCAAAGAAATGCGCAGCCCGATTAGGTGATAGCTTATAGAAAGCCGCAGCCGCCTTAAGTGTTCTCGGACCAAACGCGCCATCTGCGGTTACTCCAATCTTTTGCTGTAGGTTTACGAGGCTCATTTGCCAGCACTCCGCCAATCAGGAAAGTCATTTTCGTCGACTACACCGTCGCCGTTGGCGTCGTAGCGCAGGTCGTTGCGGTACTTCTCCCACGGCTCCATCTCGTCGTCCTCTTCAGGCTCGTCGATGAAGACGGTGCCCTGTGGGTCGTCGTAGGTCTTCGGCGTGAGATCGAGCGGCGGGGGATCGCGCTCCGGCTCGACAGGCTCCGGCTCAGGCTCCACCTTGTCGCGCGCATTGGCGTTGAGGCTCAGGCCGCCCAGCAGGCCGACAAAGGCACCGATGATGGTCTGGAAGGCGGGGTTGACCATGTCGAGGATGGCAGCGCTTTCGACGACGTCGTTCGGCAGGAAAAGCCCTGCGACGAGTGCCACAACCACCACGAGGATGACTGCCGACAGGGTTACAATGGCCACGCGGACCACGAACTCGACGGTGTCATTGACGCCGTCCTGTTTGCTTTCGAAGCCACTAAGAAAACTCATTGCTTATCCTCTTCTTCTTCCTTCGGCGCGGGCTTGCCATTCATGGGGCCGCTGCCCTGCCCCGCCATTAATCCTGCCAATGCGCCGACTATGAATGTAGCAATCGGGTTAATCAGCTTAAAAAACTCTGCGTCATTAGGTGCCTGTCCATCCATCGGCTGCGACACGAAAATCAGCGAATACAGCACTGTCGCGACAATGAACATGAGCGTGATCGAGAGGACCACACCCACGATAAACCTCAGCAATTCCTCCGGTGTCCAATCATCTACTGGCTTCATCTGTAGTCTCGTCGGTCGTAACCAGATACTCGGTGCAGTAACCAGACGCTACGCACTTAGGCTTCTGGCATTCAGGCACTTCCCAGTTGTCTGGGTCTTGGCAATCATAGCGAAAACGATCCTCACACCCCAGCAAGAGTGCCGAAGCCGCGAGGAGGATCGCCGCGCGCATCATTCCCTGTCTTCCTTCTGCTCAAGACGCTTGAATATCACGCCGAGGGTAGTGTCGACCTTGTCAAAACCGGCCTTCATGTCGGTGCGCAGCTCCTTCATGGTGTCGCGTATCTCGCGCACGGCCTCACGGAAGTCATCCTTGCGGACGTAGACCTCGGGCAGGTCGCGCTCGATCTGCTTCACGTCCTGTTTGAGATCCGTGACCGCGTCCCACACAACCTTCAGGATCCAGCCCACGGCGGCACCGAAACCTGCAAATAACCAATTCAATACGTCCTGCGTCACTTCAGATTTTCCAGCTTGTAGATTGTCGTGAGGTACACGCCGGTCAGCGTATCGATGAGATTTGCGACGGCACGATTGCCGCCGCAGATCTCTTCGTGGTGTTTTTCGATCCACTCCGCGTCCGCCTTCAGGACGTCGAGCACTTCGGACTTGGCGTCCTTGGGTGCAGGGATCGCGCCAACAAGGCCGTTGAGGCCTTGGTGGGCTTCGATCAGCGCATCAAGCGCGTCGATCACGTCGTCGTAGAACGCGCCCAGAGCCATGTGCTGGGCGTAACTTTTGGTACGCCAGTGGTTCCAGTGCGCGACGTTGCGTGCGTAAAAGACGCGCGAGATGAGCTGCTCGATCATGCTGCCTCTGCGGTTTCCGGCGGGGGCAGTTGAGCCTCGGCCTGCTGTTTGATCTTCACCATGAGCGGAAACACTCCGCTGGACGTGGGCATGTTGCCCAGCGTGCCAAGAACGGCGTTTACTTCGTCGACGGTCAGATTGAGGTTAAGTTCCATTTTGCGCTCCTGAGCTTACGGTTGAGCCGCCCACGGTAGGGGCGGCGTGACTACCGGCGGATCGATCTGGTCGATGATCTGCTGGGCCACGTTATCTTCATACGCCGTAACCTGATCTTCGCCAAGCGCGTCTTGGACCCAGCCGATGACCTGCGCCTCGGTGAGCTGGTCGTATGGTGTGAACGTCGAGCCCTCGTTAAGGGTGACGCCGACCGAGCCGTAGACATAGCCAGTGAAGCCTGCCTCCTCGCCAGTCAGGGTCCAGTGCACGGTGAACACGACGTCAGTCTCGCCGTCATATTCGGGGTAGCAGTTCATCTGCACGACGGCCCAAGTGTTGGTGATAGCCATTCTTGCGTCTCCTTAGAAAAGATCATTCCATATGGTGCCGTTGTAGCACCGAAGTTTGTTGGTCGTGCTGTCGTAGTACACGTCGCCCGCCTCGGGGCTGCCCGGCGCAGCGGCGAGCGGCACGAAGCGGACTTGGCCGTTGGCCTTGACGCGCAGGCGCTCAGTGGTGTTCGTGAATAGGGCTACGACGCCGGTGCTTGTGGTGCCTATGGCGAGTGGGTTTGCGCCTGAGTTTATATTCGCGCCAGTGAGGAACGGCGTGTCGGTGCTCAGGTTCATTTTCGGTAAGACAACAGCGCCTGCGTTATTGATACGCATGCGCTCAGAGAAACTGATCGTAGCGCCCGCTGTGCCTGACACCGCCGTAGACCAAATATGTTCGCCGGTGGTCTGTTGGTATCGAGTGGCGGCGGCGGTAACGCGGTACACATACTGCGCGGAGGAGTTTACAAACGCATTCCAAAGGAGGTCCATTTCTGCGGCACCGCCTCGCGTAAGGCCCACAGTGTTGCCAATTTCAATGGCGCGGTACGAGCTATTCCAAGCGCTAGGTGTCGTGCCGACCCCGACGTTGCCTGCGTTGTCGACGCGCATGCGCTCGACGCCGTTAGTGAACAACGTAACAGCACGCGTAGGATCAGCGAGAAGACGCACTTCATTCGCGTCCCAATATAGGTACCCAGCCCTTGTTGCGTTGTTGCGGAACTCAACGCGTGTGTCGGCGGAAGTGTTGCTTTCGAGAACGGCGTTTATACCGCCCGCGCCTCCGTTGGTGTGTATGCGCGCCGCCGGTGAGGTGGTGCCAATACCAAGGTTGCCTGCGTAATACCCCTGCCCAGTCCCGAGAATTTGGAAGGCCAATCCGGTGGATGAGTTATACCCTTGAATAAGCGAATTGCCATCGACAGTGACTTGCGCGGTAATCGCCTGCGTGCCTGTACCAAGGACGGAAAGCACCCCAGTGTTTAGTGAGTTTGTGCGACCTACGCACACCTCACCGGTGTTAAGGATGCGCATCCGCTCGGCGGTGTCGGTTGTGAAGGTTATCTTGCCGCCCCACGCCGCAGACCGTCCCGCGTATACGTTCAGGATTGAGGATACAGGCGTGAAGCCTATCCCACCCTCGTTAACCCCGCCGGTATAGAAAGTGTACGCACCTTGGCTGGTGTTCGTGCCGATTTGTAACCTAGCCTCGGGTGCCAAGGTGTCAAACAGGTGCAGCCGTGCGAGGGGGCTGCCGGTGCCAATGCCCAACCGGCTATTGATATTGTCCCAAAACAGGTTCGCGTTGTTCTGCGAGTACACGCCACCCGAGCCAGCAAAGACCAAGGATCCCGAGGTGAAGGCCGTGCCTGTGCCCGTGCCGCCGTTAGCAACGCCCAACGTGCCACCGGCTGTGATCGTACCGGCGCTGGTGATCGGGCCGCCAGTGAAGGTCAGGCCGGTTGTGCCGCCACTGACATTGACGCTGGTGACCGTGCCGACGCCGCTGACAGTCAGCCACGACGGGGCGCTGGTCCCGTTGGACACCAGCACCTGACCGGGCAGGCCGAGGGCGGAGAGAGCGAAACGCGTGCCGGTCGAGTATACGACGGCACCGGCTACTGGGGAAAGCGCATCGCCGGTGCCGCCGCGACCCAAGGGGAGCGCGCCTTGGGTTTGGCTCGTGTCGGAGAGGTTCACGGCTGGGTGAACATGGTCTCCGCGTGCAGCAGCAGTCGAGACGCCCGCCGTGGCGGTGCCGAGAGCTTGAGGGTCGCTACTCGCGAAGTTAACCGCGAGTGTTACGTTGCTGGTGAGGGTGCCGCCGCCGGTGAGGCCGGTGCCCGCGATAACTGAACGCCCCTCGGGCACATAGCCGCTGATCACGACGGGCGTGGTGGTGGCTGCAGTGACGCGCCCCTTCACGTCGACCGTGAGGACTGGGACAGTGGTGCCTGAGCCGTAGGTGCCCGCAGTCGCGCCCGAGGCGGCCAGTTGGTCGAAGCCCACGCCGCCATTGGCGATGGCGATCACTCGGTCGGCGGCGAGGCTGCCACCGCCTGTAAGGCCAGTGCCTGCCGCGATTATGCGCGACGCGGGCACCGCACCGACGGAGGCGATATTGCTGAACAGCACCTTATACGTGCGGCCATCGATGACGTAGGGCATGTAGCCCCCAGTGCCTGAGCCAGTGTATTCGGGCAGTTGCGTTATCGTGGTCGGAATAAGATTTGAGGGCACCGACATTAGTTATCATCCCCTTGGAAAACTATGAAATCATCGCCGTCTTCAGTGATGACGAAGGTGTTCTCGTCCTCCGATATGAAGCCGTCTGGGTTGGTCGCGATCGGGCCGTCAGGCCGCACGAAAGGCAGGGTGATCTTCTCGGGCTGCCGCGCGGGCAGGCGGTAGGGATCGAACTGGTCCATGTCCGCCTCGCAGACGCGCAGCCCCGGATAGTTGGGATCCGAGTACAGCTTGTGCAGAGGAAATTTCCTACTGCACCGGCCGCAGATCCCTATGCCGAGGGTGGGGTTGCCGCGAGTGTTGAGGAAGACCGGCATGGGCTCACCGAGTGTACATGGCGATGTCGGGCAGGATGACCATCGGGCTGTTGTCGCGCTCTTCTTGCTGCGCGAAGTACAGGCTCTCCTTGGCCTTCGCGTCGAGCAGGCCGATCATGTTGGCGTCTACCTCGATATACTCCATGGCGAGGCGCGCGGCGAGCATGGCCACGATCGCCTCATACCAGCGCTGCGGAACCTCGACCTCCTGCGTCATGCTGCCGACGTCCATGATGTAGCGCTGACGCCACAGGACGATCTGGTAGACCTCGGCCTGATCATTGGGCACCGGCCAGAGGTGCATGACTGGGCGCTGGACCTGACGGTCAAACCAGTATTGGAGCGGTCGGTTCGACAGGAATGTCTTGTTCGGGAGGTTGGTGTAGTCGTCGCGGTTGAGACGCGCCAAGGGTATCTCGGTCGGCGTATTTGCCAGATAGATGCGGTCGAAATTTAGGTTGCCGCTGGTGGCCCGCACGCGGAAGTAGGGGGCGGCCACAACGCTGTCGAGATCGAACCAAGTCCACTCACCTGCCGTTGCTGAGGGTGTCTCCGTCTGGACGGTAGTCCACGCGATGCCGTCATTGCTGCGCTCAAGGGCGACCGGCACCGATGCGCCGGACCAGCGAATGCCTACGGTGGCCACGATCGTCGCGCTGGGGAAGATGGTGGTGCGCGCGGTGGCCGTGCTGCTGTTGGTGCCGGTGACTTCCTGCATCGTGCGCAGGTTGCTGTTCAGCACGTCGACCGTGCCGATGTCCAGCACGACGTCAGCGACGCCGGTGTAGAGGGGGTATATCTGCTTCTCGATGCACCAGAGCTGGATGCCGCGATTGGCCAGATCCGACAGCAGCATGAATAGCTGGTCGTTGGCGATGTCGACATGCTCAGGCGTGAGGGACTGCGCAGGCAGCTTGCATCTGCGCGCTGAGTTTTCAATAATCTTGCGGGTGTTAAAGACAGTCCGCGACACGGTGCCGGAGTAGGCCATTACACAACCCCCTCAAATTTGTTACCCTTACGTTTATTCGCGTCCGACGTAAGGATTTGCAAGTTCCACGGAACGTGAAGGCCGCTGAAGTTCGGCCCGACCAATGGGTAGATGTGGTCGACCTCATGCCGAATACCGGTCGTCTCAGTGAGCCGACGGGCTTCCGCGTACAGGGCTTGCATTTGGTCTAACTGCTCAGGCTGCAGCATCCGCTTGGCTTGCTTCTTCCGCGACCTGCGCAATGCAGCCCACGCATTTATTTTATGTGGATTAGCTTCGCGAAAGCGTTTTTGGGCAGCCCGCATTTTTTCAGGGTTCGCCTCTCGCCACAGCTTAGACGTTGCGTGTCTCGCCTCTGCGGTCCGCGCGAAGTACTCCCGCTTTTTAACGAGGATGACTTCCCTGTTGGTTTGGTGGTATTCGCGGTCCTTGGCGCGCCGTGCTTCCGAGTTGTTTTTGCGGTAATCGGCGTCAGCTTTCCGCTTTTTGTCTTTGTTTGCTTGGGCCCACAACCACGTTTGTTCCCTGTTGCAGTCCGTGCAGATAGCGGTGCGGGTGAAGCGCGTAGCCACATGGCCGCGTTTACACGGCACACCTGTAAAGTACAGGTGCTCCCCCTTCGTTTTAGCTTCTGATCGGGTGCCGGAATAGGCCATAGTGTCATGCTCGCTCGGTTAGCGCAGCAGCCTGCCATGGCGGGCAGTCATCTCTGGCGTGCGGAGTATACAGCGCAGACGCCTCTACGGCAAGCGTCTGCGCTGTCCCCTGTTTATTTCTTGGGCATGCAGGCGAGGCCGCCCGAGGCCCTGCGCTGGATGCGTGGCGTGCTGTTGTGCACGGGCACGGACTTGCCTGCGCGCTTGGCAGCCATGATCATCGCGTCAACCACGCCGATGCCCTTCTTCATGGGCGGCGGGCTGTTGTCGACGGGCACGGTGTCCATGCGCATGCGACGGCCCTTGCTGTCGACGGGGCGGGTCGAGATGCCTTCCTCGACCATGCCACCACGGGCCTTCTTCATGGGCTTCTTGCCAGCCTCGCTCATGGCGATCGCGATGGCCTGCTTGGGGTTGGTCACCTCGGGGCCCTTCTTCGAGCCGCTGTGCAGCTCGCCGCGCTTGAACTCGCCCATTACCTTGGAGATCTTTGCCGCGCCCTTGGCCTTGCCGCCCTTGGCGTAGGCGGCTCCGCCCGTGGCGTACTGGGTTTTGGTGCTGTCTTTGAAACCGTCCATGTCACTTACCTTTCTTGCGGGCCGCAGCCACGTTATCGACGAAATTTGGATAGGGTCGCCCTGCGGCGGCTGCGCGACGCTTCGCGGCGGCCTTACGCTTGACGGAGAGATCCTTGGGCTTGCCCAGATCCTTTGGTCGCTTCTTGTCCCAGACGGCGAGTTTCTTCATGTCAACAGTCCCACTTGCGCAGCGACAGCGCCTTGCGCGTCGGCCTGCCTTTGTCGTCCTTCATCGGCCCCGGCATCCCTGTCATTCTTGCGCAAAATGACTTGCGCCGTGCCGCAGCCTTGGGTGACTTCTTCGCCTGCTTGGCGCTGACGGGCGGCTTGATGTCGTGCCCCTGAGCGCGCAGCGAGGCGCGGCCTTTGGCATTGAGGCCGCCAGATTTTGATTTACCTTCAACGCGCATCCAAGCCGGTGTTTTATAATCAGACATCGTTAGCCTCCACTACCGAGCGGCACAGCAGTAAAAAATCACTCAAAGACAGATCGCTCTTTGCCACATTAGCTGCGCGGCAAACAAGCTGCACATTCCCAACTTCGTACCCGAGTTTGGAATTTATGCGGTCAATGCTGCAGTTGGTAGGAACCGACCCCTTTCCGAGTTCCATGGTCATGTCCCACCCAGTCAGAGCGCATCTACCCTGTTGCACAGGCCAAAGAACTTCCAACGCATCCACGCTGGCGACTTCAAGACCTTTTTTGCGTGCTACAGCTTTGCACCGCAAGTACGCCAGATATGATCGGACGCTTTTTGTGCGCTTAAAAGCAGAGTGTTGCAGTTTGTCGGGGCCCCAAGTACGTTTGTGGTACTCAGCCTGCTTGGCTGCTATGCACGTTTTGCACCAAGAATTGTACTTGGGCTCGCCAGAAACCTTCTGCCCTGTGGTGTGAAATTGCGCGATCGGGCGCGCCTCTCCGCACTTAGTACAAAACTTGCAGGATCGCGTATCGTCGGTGAAAGGCGCGGGTTTGCTCATCCGCGTGCGCCGCCCTTGGCGCGTTTTACCGCGAGGTCGGTCATGCCCACGTCCGGTAGTGCGGCTGGCTGGGGTCGATGACGAATGGCGTCAGCTCTGCCGTCTGCTCCTCAGTCGGTTCGAACAGCAGGCGCAGGTTGGTGTAATATTCGGGGTAGGTAGTCTCCCCGATGGTGATCGGCCCGATGCGGTCGATCAGGACCGTGTAGTCGGCAGGCACGACGGTCGTGACCGCTGCCTTGCCTTTGCCCTCGGTGACTTCCACGCACAGGCCGGTGTCCAGCATGAGCTGGTTGAACTCGTCTTCGTCGGCGTTCTTCAAGCAATAGTCGGTCATGTCGTTACCTGTTGGAGTTGGTTGTTGGATGCACGGAAGGGGTAGTAGGTGATGCGGCGGATGTGGCCGTTGAGCATCTGCGACGTGTTAAGGCCCGGTTTACCCAGTGCGATAAACGAGGCGGAGCCGATAGCATTTGCGTCGGATGCGACCGCCGCGCCGTTCATAGAAACATTGCGGCTAGACGCAGCATAAGCGTTTGCGGCCTTGAACACCGCATTGTTCGTTGTCGTAGCGCCCGCAACCGCATCCAATGCGGTAGTTCCATTCCAAGTGCCGATCTTACCGCCAGACGTGACGTAAAGGAACGAGGCCGTGCTGGCTGCGGAATAGCCTACCACCACAGGGAAGTTCCCGACGAAAGAGGTGTCGGCCTCCACAACAAAGGTGCCCTCATTGGTATTATACCAAGGCGTAAACATCGGCGCAGTGAGGTTGCATATGTCCGCCGAGCGGGTAACTTGGCTGGCCACTGTCGGGATGTAGCTGGTGGCGAAGGCACCGGCTTCCGTCTGCGCGCCCCACAGGAACAGCCTGCTAGTCCCGTCGCCGGTATAAGATGTAGTCGTGCCGCTGCTAATCAAACGGAACTGCACGTTGCCGCTTGCGGTCGCCCCAGCCGTAGCGGTCATCTGGCATCGATACCACCCGTCCCCGGCTGGTGTGATAGACGACGTCCCGCTATAGGTGCCTATGATCGTCCCGTTAGTTAAGTCGAAATCGCCATTAAAAATAGCGCCCGTTACGCAGACGATATTAAGGCGCGTTCGTGTCCCAGCCTTTGCAAACACGGTGGCTGTGTAAGTCGTTCCAGAAACAAACGAAATAGGCTGGAACACGACATGCGCGCCGGTGCTGGTATCTTCTACCAAGGCGTCGGCACCCAGCGTGCCGTCAGGTGATGGGGCAACATTAGCAGTTATGGTCGCCCCGAGTTTAGTCCAAGATGCGTTATCAAACTCCTCTGACCGCAGCATCAAATTTGTCCGCTGCTCTTCGATCAGGATGCCCCTAGGGGCCAGTGTGACTGGGTCATAGTCAAAGCGGGCGGGGAACAGGCCGCCGTTGTTGCGGGTGTACTCGGTCGCAGCGGATCCAGCTTCTAGCTGTGCGCCCCAGAGGAAGATGCCGGACGTGCCGTCGCCTGTGTAAACACCGCTGCTTGTAAGGCTTGTGGCGGTGTAAACCCGAAAACTATTAGACGCCGCAGTTGCGGTCGCTGTCATAGTGAGGCGATACCAGCCGTTACCAGCGTTCGTCACGGTAGTTGCTGTTGGCGCGACAGTGCCTGACGGCGTTCCAGTTGCGCCCGTCAAAAGGTTAATAGAAACAGCGGCATTGCTTTCTAAGTGATACAGAAACGCAAACGTGCGCTCCCCCGCCTTAATGTAGCACGACCAAGTGTATGGAACCGCTGTGGTTGTTATGTTTCTGATAAGGGTATGAAGCGAGTTTGCCGTACTCTCAACTAGCTTATCTGCGGTAGCTGTGCCGTCAGGTGCAATCGTTGCATTTGCTGCGACAGTCACTTCCGATTTGCCCCAAGCCGCGTTATCGAACTCCTGCGTGAACGTCAGCAAATTCACACTTGCGGGCGTGTTCTGGATGAGGCCGTTGCTACCGACGAACGTACCCGCAGTGGTGCGGGTGAAGTCGAAAAGCTGGCTGAAGGTGTACGCAGTCATGTGTCAAGCCTCGTACAAGTTGTTGATGAAGTCCACGTCGAGCGTCGGGACGAGGGGCAGCTCTGTCAGCGCCTGTAGCTGGAAGTCCGCAGCACGGACGGGGACGTAGCGGATGGAGCGGAACCAACCGTTCATGAACGGGTTTATATAGAACAAGTCGGACGCGCCTGTCGGGGTGACAGTCAATGCTGTGGACGACACGATACCACCGTTTACAACTCCTCCCATGCTCGTTGTTGTTTGGAACACCGCGAGTTTTTGCAAGGGCGCAGGACCGTTAAGCGGCGCAAACCCTCCACTACCGGAAATCGCTGAAGTACCTATGGGAGTACCTGTTTTATTCTGCACGTTCCAACCAAATTGATTTTGCGCGGAGAATTGGCGTCCTGCACGAACGCCGTTTGTGACTGCCCCTACCGCTGTATCATATGGAGCGCTTCCCGCCATTGTGCCTGCAAAGTTAAACGGGCCAAAATCGAATACGAACGTACCTTCCGCCTGCCTATACCACTGCGAGAACAAGCTCCCCGTGATCGTAGCGACATCTGCCGAGCGTGTGACCGTGCTGGCGATGGTGGGGATATAGGATGTGGCGAAGGTGCCAGCTTCGAGTTGTGCGCCCCAGAGAAAAAGCGTTGTTCCTATAGCGGGGGTAAGTCCTGAACTTATTATGATAAGTTCTGAGGTGTCGACCGCAGCTTTTGTGACGGAGCAACGATACCAACCATTACCAGCAGGCGTTATCTGGCCAGAACCAGATGTTACAGTCCCATTCGCCAAGTTAAAAACAACATCAGGGATGCTGCTTACACCTCTGAACTCCAAAGCAAGAACACTTGCTGTTCCCGCTTTTGCGTAAACAGTCGCGGTGTAAGTGGTCGAGGTGGTTGTTGTCACAGTCGCAAAAACGCTAGGGTATGTAGTTGCGTTTAACGTAAGGGTGTCTGCACTAAGCGTCCCATCAGGCGCGATTGTGCTGTTTCCTGTCACGGTTGCCTGTGACGCTGTCCACGCCGCGTTCGTGAAATCCGCCGAGTAAGTCAGCAGATTAGTCCTAGCCTCTTCCACCAAAAACCCACGGGCTGCGAGCGTCACGGGGTCGTAATCGAAGCGTGGGCCGTAATAGGCAGTGCTGCTCGGTGCCGCACCGGGGGTTGGCACATAAGGATCGAGGCTGGCGCTGTTGGATAGCATCGCGCCGTAGATGTAGATCCCGCTGTTGCCGTCGCCTGTGTACACGGTAGCGCCTAACGCGTTGTATGGCTGAACCCCAAAGCCTATGGTCGTTGCGGATGCCAGCGTTAGCATGCACGAAACGCGATACCAGCCGTCCCCTACGGCAACTATTTGGGCGTTTGTGAACCCGCTGATCGAACGCACAGTACCGGTAGCAAGGTTATAGGAAGCGCTAAACCCACCAATATCAGTGCGGTTGAACCCAAAAATGCTACGTTCCGCAGCTTTGACATATATCGAATAGGTGTAAATACTGGCCGCAGCCGCATAGTTTTGGAGTACCAGATGCTGCGCGTTGGTCGTATCCTCCATCAGCTTCTGGGCATTGAACAGACCGTTCACGGGATTGGCTTGTGCGCCAGTAACTAGAGTAGCTGCACCCTTTGACCACACAGCATTATCAAACGCCTCGCTGAACCCTAGCAGGTTGCGGACGCTGGTGTTGTTGTAGGTGGTCGCGGTGGAGCCGAGTTCGAGTTGAGCGCCCCAGATGAGGATGCCTGTACCATCAGCAGTAACAGCAGTCGTGTTATCGCCCGTGGTCGTAGAAACAAATATATAGTTAGTAGCGGATACGGCAACAGATGTTGTAGTAACCCGATACCAGCCGTTGCCGACAGCAGTCATGGTGGCGGACAGCGCAGACGAACCTATTGTGCCGACCACGCCGTTCTGTAGATCGAACCAGCAGTTGTCATTTGCACTGGCCGCCGATGGCGTAGTCAAAAAGAGCCAGCGCTTCCCTGCTGATTTTACGTAGATAGAAGCGGTTTGTATAGAGCCAGAAGTGACCGTAAATGAACCCAACAGTCGGGAACCAGCCGTAGTCCCGCTACTTGTCGGTATCCAAGTGTCAGCGGTCTGAGTACCATCCGGGGCGACGGCGGCGGCAGGGGTTACCTCCCGTACAGAGATGTCGTCGATGGTGCCCGTGAATGTCGGGTTTCCACGCGCGTAAACATTCCCACTGCCTGTACCAGCGACCACCGTGACAATCGCGGCGTAAGTGCCGGACGTTGTTTGGGTCACCCAGATATTTTGTCCGCTGTTCCCAAGGCCAACGGAAAAAGACCCGCTTGTAACCGTTGCGGTGACGCTAACTTGATAGGTTCTCCCGGCGACCACCCCGATATTTTGGAGTATCTGTTCAAAGGATGCGACTGCCGTCGCAACTGCAGCCCCGCCGCTTATCGTCCAACCGACACCTTTAGTCCAGTTGGTATCCGTCGCAAAGTTGCCGTTTACGACTAGTTCCGGCCCCAAAGGACCGCCAGCAAAATTCTGGTTGGGGTAGACTGCCGAGTTATTTTTTGTCCACGTCCCCGCCTCAAAATCTTGCGAGTTAGTGGCGATATTGCTCGGTGCCCACTGGATCAGGCCATTCGGGCCGGTGACGGTCGCGTTGCTGCCACGGCTGAAGGTGATGAGGTCGTTAAAGGTCGTAGTAGCCATATCAGTACCCCACCGTGTACGAGGTGGATAGGAAATCCAGAGCCAGCGGCGAGGCCAGTGATGGCGCGGTAAGCGTCTGGAGTTGCGTGTTCGGTAGGCGCGTGTTGTAGTAGGCAATGGCGCGAATGAGGCCGTTGAGGAAGACCCCACTGCCGTTGTAGTTGGAGCCAATGCTCATCTGCGTGTAAGACGCCGCAAGCGACCCGCTCGTGTCCGTTGCCACCGTCCCGCCGTTTGCGCAGGCTGCAAAATCGTTTGTCGCATACGCGCCAGTGCTTGCAAAGGGGGCTGCCGGAGTGACCCCAAGCATCGCTTGATAAGAGCCGCCAGTATATACAGCAAAGATGTTGTCGGCAGTCGAAACCATGATGAGCTGGTTTGTGACGGAATTGTCTGAAGCCACGAGGACGCAACGCCCATTTGCGCCACTGCCAACCGATGCAACAAACGTACCTCGCGCCGAATTGAACCAGCTAGAGAAGTTTGTCCCCGTCATCTGAGCGACGTCAGCGTTACGTGTAACCGTAGAGGCAACCGTGGGGATGTAGCTGGTGGCAAATGCGCCTGCTTCGAGTTGTGCGCCCCAAGCAAAAATGCCGGAACCAGCGGTACCTGAATAGGCTAGGACACCAAAGCTGCCCGGAGTAGGCGTAGCCGTTGTTGACGGGCCGCAATAAACAAAGGTGCTGGCAGTGGAAGCGCCAGTTATGCCGGTTACTGTGCAGCGATACCAACCATTACCAGCGTTGGTTATAGTCGCCCCAGATATGGTGCCGGAAGCGCCTGCAAGCTGTTGCGTGACGACGCCAGTCGTAAGATTGAACGTAGCCGCGAACCACTGCGCCGATCCACCCCCTGATACAGATAAGTGAGCAAAAGTACGTTCGCTACTTTTGAAATATGTTGAGGCCGTAACCGTGGAGAACGGAGCGGTGTTTCCGTTATACACGCTCTGGTTTGCAGCCCCAGCCGCTTCAGTGATCTTGTCAGCTACCGTTACTCCGCTGGGCGCTGCGGTCACATCGGCAGAAACTAGTGCGGCAAAACTAAGCCAAGAAGCGCTATTAAATTCTTCAGACCGCAGTATCAAATTCGTCCGCGCTTCCTCGATCAGCAGGCCGCGAGGTGCCAGCGTGACAGGATCATAGTCAAAGCGGGGGCCGTAATAGGGCGAGGCTGTGGTGGCGACATAGGGACCGGGCGTGGTCTGGTAGGTGACGGGTTCGGATTGAGCGCCCCAGACTAGAATGTCCGCAGATACGTCAGTGCCGGGGATGCTAGTGAATGACAGTATTTGGATATTTGAGAAGTTGATTGCCGTGGCATTTATCACCGAAAACCGCTGCCAAGTTCCGGTGACGACGCAGTTCACGCCAGTAGCGTCATTGCGCAGACCGACATTTGCCGTGCCGGTGCCGCTAGTGGTTCGCATCCAAACAGACGAAAGATAAAAACCAGTAGGCCCCGCTGCTCCTGTCTGTTGCCAGCGGCTGTATATTCCAGCGCCCCTATTAATCTGCAATCTGGTCGCAGTGTTTGTTCCGTCAGGCGCTATACCCGCATCGTTAGTGGCCGTTGGGATACTCCCGCCAGATGTATCTCCACTCCAAGGAGCAGTAGCTATTGTCTGCGACTGCAACAGCAAGTTTGCAGGTGCGTACGCGATCTTCCCCGTGCTGTCGACCAGCGTGGCGTTCGTGCCGCGAGAGAAGGTGATGCGACTGTCAAGCGGGGGCGTGAGGAAGTCGAGGTACAGCGAAGCGCCGGGGAACGGACCGCTTCCGCCAAAGCCATTGATAAGGCCGCTGGAGCCACCCCACAGGCCTGAGACGTTGCGATACAGGCCCGAGCCAAGGGCCAGACCAGAGACGCCGCTGTACAGCCCCGACGACACGCTTAGGCCCTGTTATCACCGGACTGGATGATCGTGAGCCTTGCCGAGCCGGATCCGCTCGTAAGCTGGAGGCGCACGGCGAAGGGCACGTAGGCATAGTTGCCCTGCCGCGTCACGGTCTGGGCGACCAAGTTCGTGTCTGGGTGGTTGACCCACGTAAGCGAGCCTGCGGGCGTGGTGAAGGGATTGTCCAGCGTCTGCTGGATCGTCCAGTTAGCCGTACCCGTCACCTGCACCTGCAGGGAGATGTCGGGGCGGCCATGAATATCGAGGGGGATCGGATCCGAGTTTTTTGCGCCGCCGCTGGCGTCGCTGAGGGTAACAACAATCGGGCGCATGCCAAAACTCCTTTAGGAAGCGGTGGGTGACGGGGACTTCCGATCCGCCACCCACGCGCCTTATACCATCGCGTTAGCGATTAGTCATCAGCCGTTGTCTGGACATACAGCAGGGTGACGCGCACCTGACCTGCAGTCGGCTGGCCGACCGAGGTGACAGTGGCGACAACCTGACGGTTGGAGCCAACATCGTCCATTGCAGCAAGCTGGGCAGCGCTGAACGCGTTCGGGCGGCGAGCCGCCGTCTTGACGTTGATTGCGCTCAGATACTGCGTGCCGCCCGAGGCCGTACCAGCCGACAGCGTCGCCGAGGTGGCGCTGTCAAATGCAGTCAGGACGTCGACGTAGAAATCGACGATCTGGCTGTTGGTGGGCACGTTGAACGTGGCGTTCTGCACCAGTGTCGCGTTGAAGTTGATGACGGCGGTCTGCGCCAAGGTGACAAGACCGAGGTTCGGGCCGCCCGGTGCCCCAGCGGGACGGTCGCCCGTTGCTAGGGGACCACTGAAGGTAGTCTGAGCCATAAGTAAATCCTTTGCAAAGTTTGGCTATAGCTCGGGCAGTATATCACACGGAGGGCGGCGTTTCTAGATGTTTGTCTAGATATGCCACCGCCGCGTTGAGCAAGGCTTTGTCATCGCGGAACAGGCCGAGCGCGCGGTTACACGTCGAACAGAGCAGGCCGCGCACCGCGCCGGTAGCGTGGTCGTGATCTATGGCCATGTCCTTTATCTTGCCTGACGATCCGTCTGGCGCGCGCTCAGGCTGCGAGCATATCGCGCAGACGCCATCCTGCTCGCGCAGCATCTCTTGATACCTGTTCGCGTCGACGCCGAAGGCCTCCCACTTGCGCTGCTTTATGTAATGCGCGTGGCAGAGACCTCTAGCGTAGAGGTGGTTGTCGCAAGCCTCGATCTCACAAATGCGTGCAGGCTTTTTACGATTGCGGTATCGTGTGTGCCCGTGGCGTAGCAGCCGCTGGTAGTGCATCTTGCACAGCCCCTTCGACTTCACAGGCTCGGCGCAGCCATCCTCGGTGCATTCTGGCGGCTTGTCCCGCTCCCGCGTCTTGATCGGCCCGACTGGCGAGATGCCGCGTTTGAATTGGGTGTAATGCGTCTGGCAATAACCCCTCGCCTTATGCGGTCGGCCGCAATCAGGCATCGTGCAGACGTCGTGTAATTTACGCATAGAAAAACCCCTTCCAGATTAGGCGTGTATCCTAATACCGGAAGGGGCTCTTTTCAAGCGAGATAAAATCGCGTTATTTCAACGATTTATCACAGGCCTGCTGTACCGTAAACGCTACGGGGGTCCGTCCACCCGAACGCATAGCGTTCGGTCGCCTTGTAGCGCATGCTGTCGGTCTCGAAGTCACCTTCCATCGACTTCTCAAGGCCGCGACGCATCGCGAGCTTGAGGCCTTCCGGCGCATCGGTCTGGACCCACCATGCAGTGGTCGAGGTGATACGCGACAGGTTGGCCTGACCCTGATCGAGCATTCCCAAACTTACGACAGGGTTGATGTCGTTGTTTGCCGTGCCTGCACGCAGTGCAGACTTGAGCAAAACTTCAGCTTGGAACACGTTCGACGGACCAGTGACGATCTTCTTCGGCGTCAGGCGGATGCGCTTGCCGTTGTTGTCAACAGCGTTGCGGATCTGGATGAGCATCTGCTCCAGCGACGTCTGCGACAGGTTGGCCGCAGTCGAAAGCTGGTTGGAGAAGGTGCCGGTTGCGATCGGGTGGTTGTTTGCGACCAGAGCCACGCCGTCACCGCCTGCGAATGCAGCGTTGAATGCGCGGTTCAGTACGTTCGCGCCAAGGGTTTCCTTGGTCTCGACCAGCGACTGGGCGAGGTGGCGAGCGTAGGTCTGACCGATACGGATGTGGTCACCGTCTTCGACCAGAACCTTCGTGAGAGCGAAGGCGAGGCCGTAGACCTTGTAGACGTAGCGCTGAATGAACAGCACGCCGCCCGACTGGTAGGTGACCGCAGTGCCGTCAGGCAGCTCGGGTGCAGCACCCATGCCGAACAGGACAGGCTCTTCGTGGTAGTTCCGAGGGATGCCCTTGAACTCTTTGAAGACCTGCGACCATTCGTCAGAACGCTGGTCATAAATGCCGTTGAACTCTTCGTTCAGGATCGGCTCGACGATGGAGCGAAAGTCAGTACTCCGCATTGGGTTAGCCATTGTTCAAGCCCTCCTTAGTAAGCGGCGCGGTCAGCGACGTTCTGGTGCTCAGAAATCTGAACTTGAACGATCGTGAAGTTATCACCGAACGCATTGTCCGGTGCGGGTGACAGGTCGATGATACGCAGTGCGGCGTTGCCGGTGTCGGTCAGCGTCGCGGTGTCCAGCATCAAAGCCGACAGACCGGTGACGGTCGAGCCTGCGGTGATGGCGGTGTAGTCAGCCTGCTTGCCGATGTCGGTTACTGCGATCGGGCCGTTGGCCTGAATTTCGTAAACGATGGTCGGGTCGAGGGTGACATAGGCCACGATTTCGGTGGCGACGGTCGATGCCGTCCACTTGTTGCTGACGCGGCGGCGACCGTCGCTGTCGGTGAACTCGACGCCTTGGAAGGTGCCGATGAAGCGTGTGCCGATGGCTGCAGCTTCGATGTTGCCGTCAGTGGCGATGCGAACCGGCTGGTTCTGCAGGATATTGACGCCGTAGGCAGACGCAATCGTGTACGCCATGGGACGGACAGTCCCGCTGGGCGAATACGAAGGGCGAAGGCCAAACGGCTGAGATACAGTGCTCATGTCCATTTACCTCAAAATTGAGTTGCGGTTACCGCGTCAGGAGAAGATGCCCCTTTGCGGCGTGTGGGACGAGTGCATGTCCTGATTTCCGTCACCTTCGATCAATACGCTACCGGCTCTGTGGGCCTGTTCACGGAGCATATCCGCAACATCGGCCAACTTCTGTTCCTCGCGCAACGGGGCGTTGTGGTGAGCTTCCTGCATGAAGCGCTCATAGAGGCTCAAGGGCAGCTTAAACGCGACCATTTCGTTTACCCCGACCATACCGGCCCATTCGCCGGTCTTCAGGGAGGAATACTCCATTCCCGGTATCTCATCGGCGCGGATAGGCTCGTAGCCGAGCTGCGTGCGACGGTGGATAGGATCGCGGGAATTGGTGGTGGTGAGCCAGCACACATGATAGCCCGGAATGTCCGGCAGGTCAGGGAGTGCATCGTTAAAAAGTTGGTTTCGGAACATCTCCAAGCGATCATCCTCGCTGACTTCGCGGACATCGGTGACCAAACGGTCCTCCTGTCTGCGCGTGTCGCGGCGACCGACTACGTCAAAGTCCGCTGCTTTTTTCAGGCGGCTGTCTTCGTTACCATTGCTCATGTTGTCTCACTCCTTCTCAGCGAGCCGAATTATCATAAGCCTGATACGCCTTCAAATAGCGCTGGCGGAGCACAGGGTCATCCCATACTCCAGCCTCAATCATAGCCTGTTTTCGGTCGGGTGTCACGTAGATTTCTTTCTTGGTGCTTGTGGGCGCATGTTGGCGGGTATTGCCGGTCGGCGGCCCGCGCCGTTTCTTCTCGGCCGGTGCCTGCGCCGGTGCGTCGTCGCCGATCGCCTCGGCCACGCGGGCGGTCAGCTCTTCCCAGTAGTCGCGCGACGCTGGGTTGTAGCCCTCGCGGGCCAACTCGGCGTCGATGGCCTTGGTCACAGCGCTGTCGCGGTCACGAGCCTGCGGGTCGTACCACGGGTTGGCGGACATCCACTCCTTGGCGTAGTTGACCACGTTCGGGTCGACCTGCGGCGTGGCTGCTTGCTTGCGTGCCTCGGCAAGGCGCTCCTTGGCGGCCAGCAACTGCTGCGCCTCGGACATGGCCTGATCGCGGATCCGCATCGCGGCCACCACGTCCTCGCCATTGCCTGCCTCAGTCGCCTTGGCGATGAAGTGTTCAGCCTGTGCGATTTCGCGCTGGTTCTTGGCGATGCGCTCCTCAATCGTCTGGGCGTTGCTGTTGACGGCGTGGCCCTCGACTGCCGAGAGGCGGCGAAGCATCTCCGCGTTCTGCTGTTCGAGCAGGCGGATCTTGCGCTCGGCCTCGTCGCGGGCCTTGCGTTGCATGTCGCGGCGGCGCTGTCGGCGGCGGCGATTGGAGGAGGATATCTCCTCGTCGCTGTCGTCCTCGCTGGTGCCGAGGCGCTCGTCCTCCTCGTCCTCATCATCCGCGTCGTCCGGCGTGGTGTCCTCGGCCGCCTCTTCGGGTGGCGTCTCCACGGGGATCAGCTCGTCGTTCTCGTCATTCTCGGTAAGTGTATTGTCGGTCATAACCGGCTCCCTACTGTAGCCTTATCGATCAGATGAATGCCTTGATGGCCAGCGGGTCGCCGGTCACCTTGCCTATCAGATCGAGGTCGTTGAAAATTACCAACAGCGCTTCATCTTTGCCGTCGGCGGTTTTGACGGTCCATCGGTCGCCGCCATATTTGGGCACGCGCACGAAGTCGCCCGGCTTGCACCAGCTCCCTTCGGGCCAGTGTTCCATGGTCGTGCGGTTCTTGAAGGCCAGCTCACCCACTGCGATCACCTTGGCGACCTGAGTGTTCCACGCGTCCGTCTCGCGCGTCTCCGAGGTCAGGATGATCCCGCCCTTGGTCTTCTGTTTCGGCGTGCGTACCTGTATCAGTACGCGGCTGCCGAAGGGCATGACGCCGGGGTCGCAAGGCGGAAAGGCCTCGTCCTCGCTGTCATAGCCAAACTCAACTTTGTTAGCTAATTCAATCATTTGCGCTCCATTCTTAACTCACAATACGAAGTCTCTGCGCTCCTTCTCGGCGATCATGTCGATCAGAGTGCGCTTCGCATGTTCGAGGCCTGCGTACATCCCGACGGCCCGACCGTAGTCGAAGCCGTCCTTTCCCGCTGGATGCGCCAACGCCTCGGAGGCAAGCCGAGCCTGCTCCTGTTCAAGGCGTTGGAGTAAGACCTCTATCTTCACGCGGGTGTCTTCTTGCCTCCGCTGACTTCCATCTTGGGGTGTTGCCCTAGTTTCATCAGCTTGTGCATGTTGGTGTTCTTGGGCGTCATGCCGCCAGCGGCCTTGCCCTTACTGAGTGCTGCGTCGTTCTTCTTCATGTCCATTCCTTTCTACGGATTGGGGTTAATTCCGGTGCCGGTAGACACCGAGAACCGTTCGCCGGACGCGATCTCGGCCTGCGCCAGAGCCATCGCCGTTTGATTGTCTTCTTGGTTCATGGCCATGCGCGCCTGCAGATCTGCGGCGGCACGCGCGTCCTCGGACTGCTGGCGCTGCTGCTCGATGGCGACCTTGGCCTGCAGCTCGGCGGCGTCCATCTGGGCGTCCTGCTGCATCTTCTGCGCGTCCATCTGCATCTTCTGCGCCGCCATCTGGGCGTCCATCTGCGTCTTCTGCGCGTCGGCCTGCATCTTCTGGCCTTCGAGCTGCAGCTTCTGCCCCTCGATCGCGAGGCGCGGATCCTGCTGCATCGGCGGCTGGAACTGCTGCATGATCTGCTGCGCCTGCTGGATGATCTGCGGGATCTGCTGGAAGATCTGCGAGCCCTCGGTCAGGGCCGTGGTCGACGCCTCGGCGAGCATGCGGTCGAGGGCGCGTCGGCCCTCGCGGTCCTTCGGATCCATGTCGCGCATCATGTCGCCCAGATCCTCGCCGCCCAGCGCCTCGGTCGACACGTTGAACACGGTCGAGGCGTACCACAGGGCGACGTGCTCCTTGATGTGGTTGAGGATCGACGGGATGTACACCGGCGCGAAGATCGGGTTCGATCCGAACATCGGGTTGGTCAGGTAGCTGATGTGCGTCTGCAGGTGGGCGAGGTGGTCCTGCTCAGGGAAGGCCGTGACTGGTCTGCCGAGTGAGG